CACAGTTCGGCAGGCGTTTGACTGCCAAGAGCCCTGGTGCGTCTGGCCCTACCACCTCGCCGGGCACAATCTCATACGGTGGTCGCTGGGCTGTGTGCGCTTCCACGCCAAGCTACTCAAGGCCGAGCCCGACCTGATGGCCGTGGCCAGCTCCAAGATCGGCAACCGCTCCATGCCCCCTGGCGATTGGCACAGACTGGACGCCGAGATTATGCCCCTGCTGAGAGAAAGGGGATACGGCGAGATCGCCCACCAGCACGACCCGGTGATTCACCATCACCATTACTTTGGTGAGGGGTGTTCGTGCGGCGCTGCGGAGTGCCCGCTGTGAAGCTGGAGCACTTCTACCATGTCTACGCGACCCGGGCCGCCGACAAGATCGTCGCCGAGCACCTTGACGCGCTGATAAAGAGCGGCCTGGCCGACCATCTCGACCGGCTTCATCTCGGCATCGTCGGAAACCCCAAGGCCCGTCAGCGGATCATCGAACGCTGCTATCGCACCATCCCGACCGAGGTGGTCGCAGAGGCCGACGAAGGTTGGGAGCAAGTTACGCTCACCGCCCTCTGGGAACGCCGCAACTCACTTCGGAGGCCAGTGCTCTACGCCCACACCAAAGGCGCATCAGACCCGACGCCTTGGAACTCCAGATGGCGTCGGGCGATGACCGCGCATCTCGTCACCGACTGGCGCACGGCCGTCAAGAGGCTGTCTGTCGCTGACGTTGTTGGCTGCAACTGGATCGACGAGAGCACTCGAAACTCGATGCACAGCAGCGGCATTGACTTCTTCGCCGGGAACTTCTGGTGGGCGCGAGCCGACTATCTCGCCAAACTCGCAGCGCCCCCCAATAGCACTCGCTGGGAAGCGGAGGTGTGGATTGGTACGGGTTTGCCGCGCATCTTCGACGTGCTCCCCGGCTTCCCTAGCGACGTGATCCGGTGACCCTCATATCCATTGTCATCGCCCACATCCCGCCCCGAGAGGCGATGCTCGCCGAAGCCCTGGCGTCCGTTGAGGCACAGACCCATGCAGACCGCGAGGTCATCGTGGTGACCGACGTGGACCGCAGGGGCGCCTGGTGGGCAAAGAACGAGGGCGTGCGCCAGAGCCACGGCGACTGGATCACCTTCCTCGACGACGACGATCAACTCCTACCAGACCACCTCGCCCATCTTCTCGCCTGTGCGATGGAGACGGGGGCCGACGTCGTCTACCCACACTTCTACATCCGTGGGGATGAGTGGCCCGAGCCGCACGAGGACGGCTTCGCCTGGCTGTTCGGTCTGCCGTTTGACGAGGAACGGGTCAGGGCATCCAGCACCATCCCGGGTGGCGGGTCGCTGATCCGAGGTTCGCTTCTTCGTGAACTGGGAACCCCGCAACTGGGCGACCCCGAGTTCGGGCCCGAAGTGTATTACGACGACTGGGCGATGTATCTCAGGCTGCTGAACGCGGGGGCCAAGTTTGTGCATCTCGCTGAGCGGCTGTACGTCTGGCGCCACTGGGGGCCGGGCAACACGAGCGGGAAGCCCGACAGGTGGTGATCTCTCTCCTCTGCCCCACCCGTGGGCGTCCCGAGAACGTCACGAGAATGCTCAAGAGCGTGGCCATTCACGCGAGTTCAGATTGCGAGGTGGTACTGTACGTCGACGACGACGACGAGAGCATGGCCGACTACGATGCGGAGTTGTTTGACTGCTGGGTTGGGATAGTCCGCGGCCCACAGCGCACCCTGTCGGATTGCTGGAACGCCTGCTGGGAGGAAGCCAGCGGCGACATCTTCGGGATGATGGCCGACGACGTCATTATCGAGAGTCAGGATTGGGACGGTGTTGTCCGAGCGGCGTTCGAGGCAGTGCCCGACCGCATCGCATTCGTCTATGGGACGGACGGGTTCCGCAACGGCACGCATGGCAGTCACGGGTTCCTCCACCGCAATTGGACTGGCGTGGTGGGCAGGTTTACCCCGCCGTACTTCGCGGCCGATATGTGCGACACCTGGCTCAACGACGTGGCCGAGGCGCTAGGCCGGCGAGTGTACCTGCCCGACCTCCTGACCACGCATTTGCACCCAGACAAACCGGCCCTCGGAATTACATTCGATGAGACCTATCGGCTGGCTTCCGACCGCCGGGCGGCCGAGAATCAATACGCGCTCTACGACACCTTCGCAGGCGAACGGGAGCGCGAGGTGGAGATGCTCAGGGGGGTGATGTCTTGAGAATCCTGATCACCGGGGTCTCTGGATTCATCGGACAGGCCCTCTCGAAGCGATTCGCGGACGGCCATGAGGTCCACGGGGTATACGAATCCCCGGAGTCGAAGGCTAAGAACCCGGAGATCGTCAAGGGGCACAAGCACCTCGCAGACCTTACTGATCATGCTGCGATTGAAGAGTTGATCCAGTTCGTACAGCCCCACATTGTGATCCACCTAGCCGCCAAGAGCGAGGTGGCGTTCTCCTTCGACAACTACCTCCAGGTGTCGGAAGTGAACTACGTCGGGACGGTGAACCTAGCCGAGGCCAATCGGAAGCACAACCCCAACCTGGAGCTGTTCTGCATGGCCTCCACGATGGAGACCTACGGCCACCACGCCAGAGAGGGCGGCCCGTTCACCGAGGACACGCCCCAATATCCGATGGCTCCCTATGCGGTCGCCAAGCTGGCCTGCGAGAAGTACCTGGGCTACATGGACTACGCCTACGGCTTCCCGTCGGTCATTCTGAGGCAGACCAATGCGTACGGAAGGACAGACAACGCCTTCTTTATCGTCGAACGGATCATCTCCCAGATGCTCGCGTCTGATGTCTGCAAGCTCGGCGATCCCGATCCCTACCGCAACTTCCTCTTTATCGACGACCTGGTCGACCTCTATGAGCTGCTGCTGGCAGAGCCGACCAAAGTACGCGGCCAGACCTTCGTCACCGGGCCGCCCAATGCCCTCACGATTCGAGACCTGGCGGATCTTATCCGAGAGAAACTGGACTGGGGCGGGGAAATCGAATGGAACACCCAACCCCCCAGGCCGGGCGAGATCTACTACCTGGAGTCGGACGGGGCGAAGCTCAAGCAACATCTCGGCTGGGAGGCGAAGACGAGCCTCTCCGCAGGGCTTGATCAAACGATCGAAGTCTGGCGGACTCACCCATCCGCGTCGTAGTCCCGTTCACCCACATCGCCCCCGGGGTCGAGGGCGCGCTCAGCGCCGCCGGATGGAAGTGGGAGCCGAGGAGGCTTCCAAATAGTCTGCGAGGCCGCGGAGAACGGCCGGAACGTCTCCGGCTAGGCCCGCGGCCTGATTGCATTTGGCGCAAATGACGCCCCGGATGCACTTTCCGCACGATCGTTTGCCGGGGCAGCAGGAATGATCGTGATCGACGTGGGGCAGCCGTTGGTGATCGGTCTTGTCGAGAAGGACTCCGCAAGCCGTATTGGCGCATCGCCCGCGCTGGACACGGAGGATCTCGTTGAAGCCCTCCACGGTGATCCCGTACAGATAGCGCAACTCGGTGGATCTCGCCCGATCAGGATTGGCGCGACGCCACTCCGCCATGCGCCGTTTCCACTTGTCCTTGTTGGCGGCATCGTATGCGGCTAATTTCTCGGGATTGGCTAACCTCCACGCTCGGGTATAGGCCAATTCTCTCTCGCGGTTTGCCATATAGAACTCGTGTCGAGCGGCTCGACACGGTTCGCATCGGCAGCCCCCGTTGTTATAGGCACTTGCCGTTCCGTGGTTTAGTCCAGCCTGAGGTTCTGATCTCTTGACCATCCCAGTCATTATACCATACACAACGATAGCCCCGGGCGTTAGGGAAGCTATAGCGGCTACGGGCCACAAGTGGGAAGAGATCTATGTCGGCAACTCAGATCAGGACTACTTCTCGCTCTTCGCCCTTCTTTGGGCCAAGGGCAGCGGCTTTATAGTTCTGGAACACGACGTGATCGTGCGGCCCGACACTTTGGATGAGCTGGAAGCCTGCCCCGAACCCTGGTGTGCGTTCCCCGTCCCCTACCTCGGCGGCGAGTATCCGGGGATGGCGTGCGCGAAGTTCACCGACCGAATCATCGCGGCGTGTCCGGGAGCGCTCATCCAAGTCGGAACTATGGGCAACGACCAGCATTCTCCAGGGCACTGGTGTACGACCGACCATTTCCTCCAGATGGTCGTTCTCCCTGCGGCGGTTGGCCATTACAAGCACGTACACCCCCCGGCCCTCGGCCACTATCGCGCCGACGGACTCCCGCCCATGCCGTCGCACGGCTGCGTACAGAGGAGCACCTGAGTGACGACTCCATTGTTTATTCCCGCCAGTACCGTTGCCCATGCCGAAGTTGTGTCCTACATCTCCATCGCGGAGTATATCAGCGCCCCGACCTCTGTGGACACGTCGCAGCTCTACACTGGCGGCACCACGGACGAGAACCTAGACGAGCTGGCGAATGTCATCGGCCGAGCATCGGACTGGGCCAACGGCATCTGCTACCAAATCCTCGCAGCCACGCTTGACACCGAGATGGACAGCGGGGTCTATGTCCGCCACGATGGGACGGTTCGTGCCCGGTGCTCATTCTGGCCCTTCCGCGAGTTGGACAGCTTCAGCGTCGGCCCCGTGCCGTCACGGATGGCCCCCATCATCGACCCGGCAGACGTGTGGCTCCAGGGCCGCAAGGTGCTCGTGGTGCCTGTGGCGGGCACAACAAGCAACGCCGTGAGCCGCAGTGTGTTCGCACTCTACGGCCCCGTCCGGCCGGGGACGAGAGTCTACATCCAGTGGAGTTATTGGAATGGCTGGTTCCACTCTACGTTGGCTTCCGCGTCACTGGCGAGCGCGACGTCGCTCACCCTGACAATGGCGCTGCCACAGTCGGCCGCAGGCGTCTCGCTTACCATCCCCGACGCGGCCAACACAGAGACCGTCCAGGTGGCATCGACGTTCACTGGGGGGACAGTGATCCCGCTGGTGAACCCAACAGTCTACGCTCACCCGTCTTTGGGCAATTCCATCACGCTGCCGCAGTCCATCACCGTAACGGAGCTCCCACCGAAGATCCGGCAGGCCACGATCTCGCTGACCTCGTGTCTGATCAAGGTGCGTGGCACACAGGCCGAAGTCATGCCGAACATCGGGGGGGCACCTAGCCGAGAGGCGCTGATCGAAGGCGGGGGCCTTGAGGATTATCAAGTGGCCGTGGACCTGCTCGAAGTCTACCGCCGGAGCGCATAGATGGCCAACCCCGGACAGGCTGTCGCAAGGGCGGCGATTGCCGCATGGTTCTCACCGTCGCAGATCCCCGGCCTGGCGACCACCTACCGCTCGTCTCCCACGATCATCCCCGCACAAGCCTACACGCTCGCAGCGAACACCGGTTCGGGTGCGGTGCTGATCGTCCATCTCCCGTCTGCCCACGAGGTGCGTGTCGCAATGGGTGGTCCCACCTCGGGCGAGAAGTTCGCCAAGTATGACCTCGCCCTAGAGGTCAAGTTCCGCAGCGTCAAGACTGACGCGATGGCAGCCCAAGACGACCAGGACGCACTCATTGACGCCATCTATGCCCGCTGGCGGCAGGACCGCACCTTTGGCACCAGCCCGAAGAAATACACCGGCTCCAATGCCACCATCTGGCAGGCGGGTGAGGGCGCAGCGGGCATTGAGTATCAACAGGCGCAGGCGGTTCTCGACGGGACCACGATCATCATCGACGCCGTCATAAAGGGTGAAGCATGGCTGTATATCGTGGCGTGAGATGACGACCATACGCAAGAAGGCAGCCAAGAAGACTGCTCAGATCAAGAAAGCGGTCAAGGCCAAGCGTACCTCGACTGCCGCCAAGAACAAATAAAGGAGGCACCTAAAATTCCCTTCCCATCCGCCCGCCAATGGTTGGGCCTCGGTCTTGAGACCGTCCGAGGCACAGCAGTGTCCCCCCAGTGGTTCATCCCGGTGAAGGCTCCCGTCTGGAAGCCCAACCTGCAAATGTTGGACGACGATGGTCTCCGCGGCTCGATGGTGGACGTATACGATCAGATCGCCGGGCAGCGGTACGACTCGCTGTCCTTCGACTGTGATGTCTACGCCGACTCCTTCCCTGCGTTGGTCCGTGGTTGCCTTGGTTCGACGGACACCGTCACCGGCACCACCGCCCCCTACACCCACACGATCGGTCTGCTGAACAACACCCTCTCCTCTCAGCCTCCGTCCTACACGGGGAACTACTTCGATGGGGCAGACATCAACCAGCTCGCAGCGGCCCAACTGGGCGATCTGGTGATCAAGTTCAACGCGGCTGGGCTGCTGACCGTCACGACGAACTACATCTCCAACCCCAGCACCGTCATTACCACCACGACCAACACCCCCACCACTCTTGAGGCCATCGCCTCCTGGAACTGCGTGGTGAAACTTGGTGGCACCGCGATCACCAAGCTGGTCGAAGGTGAGTTGGACCTGAAGCGTGGCACCAAGGCCATCCCGGCGATCACCGGGACTCAGACCATGTACCAGAACTGGTCGGGTCCTCTTTCCACCAAGGGCTCCAAGTTGGTCGTGATCATGGAGTCAGACGCCGAACTGACCTACTTCCTGAACAACTCCAAGGGCATCGCTCTTGACCTGCTGTTCACCGACCCCGGATTGAACACCGTGGACTTCCACATGTCAACCACCGCCTGGGCGGCTGGCAGCAAGAACAACGGCAAGGACTGGTTGGAAGTGGATCTGGAGTTTTTTGGCCTTCCGAATTCAACAGACATTGTGGCCGGCGGGCTGTCGCCTATCAAAGTGGCAATTACAAACGCCGTAAGCGCCGCTTACTGACGTACCGAGGAGGGACTCGTGAAGAGGATTGACGTTCCCGGAGGGGGCTGGATCGAGCTGCGCGACCCGGCCGAGATGACCATGCGGCACAAGAAGGTCATTCGATCTGCTGGACTCGCTGCGCTGGCGGCGCTCAAGAAGGCGGAGAACAAGCTCCCCAAGGATCTACCCACTGACCCCAAGGAAAGACTGGCGATCGTGTCCAAGCTGGACATGGCCGAGCTGGGACTGAACTTCGATGAGGCCGAGACTTTCCAGACCATGCAGGCCGCCAACATCGTGGCCTACCTGGGAGCTTGGTCGTTCAAAGAGCCGGTGCCAACCATGGATACGGTGTGGGACATGGACGAAGAGAGATACGACTTCATCGCCAACGCCACGGCGGAGTTGAACAACGCCACCGCGGAGGTTGACTTCTCCCCCAACCCGGATGACGTTCCCGGAAACCCTACTGGGAGGGGCAGCGAATCAAATGGGCACTCCTCGGGGACGCCCGGAAAGACGTTGACCCCTCGGTCTGGGCGAAGTATCAAGAGTACCGCTTCCGTCACCTGATCCCGATCACCCACGACGAGTACCTAGACGAGGCAGAGGGCTTCGTGGCCTGGGTGCCTGAGTTTGCGGCAATCGAAGACCGGGTGCAGGCCGAACTGATGCGGAGGGCGCAGAAGTGAGCGTGATCTGGGAAGGCATGCAAGCCTTTCGGGACACGCTGAAGGCCATCGAAGACGCCGCGAACAAGGCCACGGAAACTGCTGTCAAGAAAGGCGCGGCCCTGATCGAGGCCAAAGCCAAGGCGCGCTCCCCGGTGTTACACGGCGCCAACAGGCGGTCGATCCATGTCGAGGGACCCATACCGATGGGCTTTCTGGGATACAGCGCCAGCATCGGCCCGTCGATGATCTACTCTCGCCGGCTGGAGTTGGGCTTCAGCGGTACGGATGCGATCGGCCGTGCCTATCACCAAGCGCCACGCCCGTACCTGGCACCCGGTCTTGCCGACGCTCAGCCGGAACTGGCCGCGATATTCAGCGCGGCTTGGGCCGCTGCAACAAGTGGTTTGTAGGAGGAGCTGACACATGAGCCTCCTCCCCCCTGTCATAGCCACGCTCCTCGCGGATGTCTCCCAATTCCAAACCCAGCTTGGCAAAGCCCAGGCGGAGATGGACAAGACCGGCGCCTCTGCCGGTGGGATGTCGGCCCTTACGAAGGTCGGCCTGCTGGCCGCAGGTGCTGCCATAGCGGGGGTGGCCGCAGCTTCGGTGGACATGGGCATCAAATTCCAGGACTCCACCCATGCGCTGGCAGCGAGTGCGGACATCTCCGTGGCGGCGGCGAACAGGATCGGCGCAGCCTTCACCGGCCAAGCCTTCTCAACCACTTTCTCGGCCGAGACGACGATCAAGGCGTACACGGGTGTCGCGGCCCAGATGGATCTGGTGGCGGGCCACGTCCTCTCGGCGGCGCAATCCCTGGCCTTCATGAAGACGGCGCAGGACTTGGCCGAAGGCTCGGGCAACGCACTTGGCTCAACTACCTCGGACCTGGCCAAGGTGATGCAGGCGTACCAGATTCCGCTCAAGGGCTCATCGGACGCCTCCAACATCCTATTCAACGCCTCGCGGGACACGGGCGTCGGCCTCGACACGGTATCCCAAGGCTTGGCTCGTGCCAAGGCGGCGATGGGTGCGGCTGCTCCCCCTCTGTCAACCATGGGCGGCCTGATGCTGGACCTGACGCAGCACGGCGAGACCGGGCGGCAGGCCATCTCCAGCCTCACGTCCGCGTTCACCGGAATCATCTCTCCGACGGCAGCGGTGACTGCGGCTCAGCAGTCGATGGGCCTCTCGTTCATCAACGCCAAGACTGGCGGCCTCGATCCGCTAAAGCAGATCCTCACCGAACTCCAGCCTGTCTTGGCTGGACACTCGGCAGCCGAGGACGCTGCCACGCTCAAGACATTGGGTTTCGGCGCCGCCTCGACCAAGTTGGCCGAGACATTCGCGGCTGGCCCGGCTGTGCTCCAGAAGTACACCGACGAGGTGACCAAGGCGGGCTCCGCCCAGGACGCCGCGGCCAAGCAAGCCTCCACGATGAAGGGTGAGCTGGACAAGTTGAAGAGTGGCGCCGGGGATCTGATGACCGAACTCGGCACGGTCCTCGTGCCCGTTCTGACCAAGGTGGTTGGCGGCTTGCTGGACTTCGCCAATGCGATTTCCACCCACATTCCTCTGATCCAGAAGATCATCGGGGTAATCGGGCAGTGGGCGCTTGTGCTTGCTGGTCCAATAGGGTGGCTGGTCCTGCTTTATATCCACATGGCGGGCTTCCGTGCTGCGGTGGCCGACTTCGTCAGCGTGGCCGTGGGCGATTTCGGCAAGGCCATTGCCTTCATCAAGCAGATCGTGGGCGATGTGACCTCGTGGATCTCGGCCCACTGGACCCAGATTGTCGACGATGCCCAGATCGCCTGGAACATCGTCTCCACCTTCATCAAGATTGCCTGGCAGGTGATCTCCACGATCATCTCGGTGGCGCTCGCCGTCATCGTCCCGATCCTGGAAGTGGCTTGGTCGGTCATCTACAACGCCGTGACGATCGCCTGGACGTTGATCTCCACCATCATCGGGACGGCCATCACGGTGATCATCGCCGTGATCAAGACCATCGTGGCGATCGTTACCTTCCTGGTCGGGGTGTGGCAGACCGTGACCTCGGACGTGAGCGGATTCATCGGCGGGGTAGTGAAATTCTTCTCTGATTTGCCGGGCAAGATCATGGGTGCCATCTCGGGCATTTACTCCACGGTGGGTGGCTTCCTCAAGGGAGTGTGGAACACCGTCTCCTCTGACGTTGGCACCGCGATCGGCAACGTGGTCACATGGTTCACCGGCCTGCCGGGCAAGATCAAGAATGCCCTCTCGGGCGCCCTCACCTGGCTTTTCGACATCGGCAAGAACATCATCACCGGGCTGCTGAATGGCATCAAAAGTGCCATGAACGATGTCAAGAACTTTGTCACTGGCATCGCCGGGTCGATCATGTCCTGGAAGGGGCCTCTCGACTACGACGCCACGATCCTGATTCCACACGGTAATGCCATCATGGCGGGCCTGGTCGCCGGGATACAGCAGGGTCTGAACGGGCCTGTAAAGGCTGCCCTGGGCCAGGTGACCTCCACAATAGCGGGCACCTCTCTCTCACCCATGTCGCTCGGTGCCGGAAACCTGGCCGTAGCGGGCGGGGGCGGCGGCGGTATCGGTGGCGCGGCCAGTGGTCGCCAGATCAACATCACCTACAACATCCCCGTCACGGGGGACATGAGCCCCCAGACGGCGCTCTACGTCCGGCAGCAGTTTGACCAGCACGACCAGCAGCTCATTACCACGCTGAACGCGCTGTGACGTGTCCCAACTGCGGCGCTGCGCTGACCGGCCCCAAGTTCGTGGACTTCGCCACGCCGCCCTATGTCTGCCACGCCTGCCACCACCTCTGGTGGACGGCTGAGTTGACCCCAGCGGCGCGCGCGGCCTGGCGGCCTCAGTATGCCGACTACGGCTACGGCGCACCGGCCAGGGCCGTGGTCGCCGCGATTGCAGCCGAACGCGCAGGGGGGAGTGTGATCTGATGGCTATCTCCTACGTCTCCTACAGCAGCGTAAATGGCGGCGGCAACGTGGGCAACGTACTCAACGCACCTGCGGGAGCGGTGGCCGGGAATCTGATCGTGGCATTTAGCTCCAATATCTCCGGTGCTGCTCTCACCCCCCCGGCTGGTTGGACGACCATCCACTCAGACACGGTTAGCTACCTCGGATGGCATATCTACGCAGCGGGCGAGACGTCCTACACCTTTACGGGAACGTACGGTTATCAGTATTACATAACGGGATTCTGCCTCTCGGGAAACGCGCCCACCAGTCCCGTAGACGTGGGTGCGTGTTCGACGTACTCCATCGTAAGCGGTGGCAGCTCTATCACCACCCCGTCCGTCACGACAACCCTGGCCAATGACTTCGTTGTGAGTGTGTGGCAGGCGGACATGTACATCAACCCCCCCACTGCGCTGGTTCCACAGTCGCCAGTGGTGGCGGATCTTACCTCGGGCCCTACCTCAGACGGCTTCAATGGTCTGCTCGCAATCGGACACGTCACACAGGCTGCCGCCGGGGCGTCCCCAACGCAGACGGCAATCGTGACGTGTAGCAGCAGCGTGGAGACCATCTGTGCCACCTTGGCGCTGTTCGCCAACTCTACCCCGCTCGCCCCAACCCTCGTCTCCCCTATCGGCGGGGTCTACGCCAACCTTGCGAGTACGCCCACCTTTGTGTGGACCGGCAACTTTCCGGACGGCACGCTCCAACGGGACTACGCCTTTCGCATGAAGATCAGCGGGGCGGGTTCCTACTCCTACTGGAACGCCACCACCCCGGGCTGGCAGAGCACCATTGTCTGGAATGTGGGCGGCGCGGGCTCGCTCACCTTCCCGGCGTCTAGCTTCACCAACGGGAACACCTACAACTGGTCGGTCGCAACCGAGAGCACCGCAAGCATCCAGGGGCCGTTCGCAACCGACGCGGTAGTCGTGGCTCAGGTGGCTCCGGTCGTCACCGTTACCGGCCCAACGGGAACGGTCACATCTTCCAGCCCCTTGGTCACTTGGACAAGTACGCTGGGTGGTAGCGCGGTCCAGATCGCCTACCAAGTTCGGACCTTTACCTCAGCCCAATATGGCGCTGGGGGGTTCAGCCCCGGCACCTCCACAGCCTCGGATGACTCGGGTGTTGTGGTGAGCACCTACCCCTTCTCCATCGTCGCCACCAGCCTGACGAACGGGGCCTATCAGTCCTACGTCCAAGTCACCGGGACCGGCCCGGAACAGTCTGCATGGGCCTACACGGGCTACACCGTCACGAAAGACGAGCCTGCCACGCCTACCATCACTGCGACGGCAACAACGGACGGCGCGACTGGTTGTCCGGTGATCGCTCTCACGGCATCCTGCAACAACAACATCCTCTCGGCCGAGGACGCCTCGTTTGAGCCAGTGGGTAGCGCGCTTGCGGTGGGAAGCTTCCCCCAATCCATCGCCATCGATCCAGCGGGGGCTTTCGCCTACACGGCGAACTACGGCGCCAGCACGGTCACGAAGATCAACCTCGCTACCTTCCTGACAGTGGGCAGCGCCCTGGCGGTGGGGAGCGACCCCTACTCCATCGCTATCGATCCAGCAGGGGCCTACGCCTACGTCGCGAACGCTGGCGCCAGCACGGTCACGAAGATCAAACTCGCTACCTTCCTGACGGTGGGCAGCGCCCTGGCGGTGGGGAGCGACCCCTACTCCATCGCTATCGATCCAGCAGGGGCCTACGCCTACACCGCGAACGCTGGCGCCAACACGGTCACGAAGATCAACCTGAGCACGTTCGCTACAGTGGGCAGCGCCCTGGCGGTGGGAAGCGTCCCCTGTTCTATCGCCGTCGATCCAGCGGGGGCGTATGCCTATGTCGCGAACAACACCAGTAGCACGGTCACGAAGATCAACCTCTCCACGTTCCTGACAGTGGGTAGCGCGCTTGCGGTGGGAAGCGGCCCCTATTCTATCGCCGTCGATCCAGCGGG